TTTACCCAGATGCCGTGTAGCATTATTCAGCCTCCTCAGTTACAACGTAGTTGTCTTCAGCTTCAAGCATCCACTCCATTTCCTCAGGAGTGGTAACGCTCAGGCCATCGGCCAGATCAAAGCCGTAATCGGCCAGATTGTCGTGATCGGTTCGAGTTGGAATGTCGAGAAACAGCATCGGATTTGCTCCTTTAAGTATTTATCTAACTCTTTCACCCTACGGGTTCAGAGTTAGTAAATACTTATTGGGGTACATTTAAGTACCCCAGTTGTCCAAGGCCCAGTCGAGATCGTAGCGTAGGCCCTGATCACGGTTCTGCAGAACTCCTCCGTGGATCCCATCATCACGCTTCATAACCCTGTAAGCAGTCAGTACCTCATCACGAGAGCCCTGCAGGATGACAGGGGAATCCTTTCCCCTGATGTAAACCCAGCCTGTCCAGTCATGTTTCATGACTGCTCTCTCCGATCAGCAAATGCTGATGTACGAACCTCCTGAGAAGCTTCAAGAAGCTTCAGGGCAGTCTTGGCCTCGGCGCCAGCTCGGATGATCCACTCCAAAGACTCACGAGAAGAGCGAAATTCGGTACGAATCCACTCTCTTGCAAGGTCATGAGCAAAATCCATCTGCTCAGTGGCCAGCTCGGAGAGCTCAGCGGAATTATTAAACCGTCCTTCAAGGGTATCTTCGATAACAGACATTACTTTTTCTCCTTAACGTCATAGACGTTATTGCCAAGCCAGATTGCCCCATCAACCTCAGGAGCGTAGTTGTTGATGCTGTACTTAGCATCATCCGGAAGAGGAACGATCCAGATGTTACAGGCTTTAGCCTGAAAACTGCTGGGGCCGGTATCAGCTCTCTTCTGACTTGCCAGTACCTTGGCAAGATCAGTGCCAGTCCTCCAGTTTAGGGCTGAGCTGGTAAACCAGTGGTATTCACCACTCCGGATCATTCCATTCAGGGCCTTGTAAAGGCCTTCCTCGAAGTTGAGCCGTGAATCACAGGTATCTTCGATAACGGACATTACTTTTACTCCTCATATGGGTGCTGATCGATTGCTTCAGCAACGAGATCGGCTAGGGCAAAGCTGAATTCAACTGTCATACCACGATATCGAGTGTCTCGATACTTCGAGTACACTCTGAGAACCACTTCAGACAGGGTGCAGTCTACGACTGCAATGAAATGCTCAGGGCCTCGAACAATGACATATTCACCATTCTGCGAAGCAGCCTGAATGTGACCGACGATCTGATCGACGGCCTTGGAGCTTAATAGCACAACTCTTGCCAACTTGATTGCCATCGGATTTTCTCCTTCAGGTTGTTAATGAATTTACTTCTTCACTCCGTATAGAAGTAAATTCTAATTAACACCTGTTGTCCCAGCAGCGACAAATGAACTACAATCTCTCACATGAAGCAATCATACGGAGATCGCGAATGGCTAAGGGCCTGAACGATAAGCAGCGCCGATTCGTGCAAGAGTACCTGAAGGATCTTAACGGTACTCAGGCAGCAATCAGGGCCGGCTACGCAGCAAACTCGGCTTACTCGACGGCTGAGAGGCTGCTGAGAAATACTGAGGTGCGCAAATTCCTGAAGGAATCCAAGCGCGAGATCTCTGAGGCATGCAAAGTCGATGCTGAGTATGTACTCAGAAGGCTCCACGAGATCGACTGTCTGGACGTTATGGACATCCTCGAAGAGGATATGACCGTGAAGCCGCTCAAGGAATGGCCCAAGGCTTGGCGTACATCGATATCAGCTATCGATGTATCCCGCATATTCAAGGCATCCGGGGATGATGAGGCCGTTATTAACGCGATCACGAAGATCAAATGGCCAGACAAGACGAGAGTCTTGGAGCAGCTCGGCAAGCATGTCGATGTTCAAGCCTTTAAGGAAAGGCTTGAGGTTGAGGGAGAGCTGTCCATATCAGAGCGCATGCAGCGTGCGGTAAAGCGTCAAAGTGGCGACTGAAGCTCAGCAGCTGGAGGAACTCGTTGAGTTCCTAGCACCATTCAAGTATTACCCTGAGAAGTTCGTTGAGGCAGTCTTCGACTGGGGAGTTGGGGATCTGGAGGGCTTCGATGGCCCTGATCTCTGGCAGTATGAAGAGCTTGCAGCTCTTGGCCGGCATTTCAGGGAGAACCCCAAGGAAGCTTACCGAGTCGCGATAGCCTCTGGCCACGGTATCGGTAAGGGCGCTATGACAGCGTGGCTGATCCTCTGGTTCATGACTTACTGGTTTCAGGGTAAAGGTATTGTCACAGCCAATACATTTCCCCAGCTCTCCGGTAAGACTTGGGCAGAGCTCGCGTTGTGGCATTCAAGGTCAATCCATAAGGATTGGTTCACTTGGACTGCTACCAGATTCGCCTTCAAAGAAGATCCCTCCGTCCAGTTCATCGATGCCATCACCAACTCTGAGACTAACTCAGAGGCCTTCGCTGGGCTTCATGCCAAGCATGTCCTGATCATCTTCGATGAGGCCTCAGCCATCAGCCAGAAGATCTTTGAAGTCACCGAAGGTGCAATGACTACCGAGGGAGCAATCTGGTTCTGCTTCGGGAACCCCACAAAGAACACCGGGCCATTCAGAGAATGCTTTGGCCGGTTCTCTCATCGCTGGAACACCAAGCACATAGACTCACGAACAGCGAAGATGACGGACAAGAAGCTGATACAAGAGTGGATCGATGACTACGGCATCGACTCGGACTTTGTAAAGGTTCGTGTGCTTGGGCAGTTCCCGTCAGCCGGTGACATGCAGTTCATCCCGTCAGAGTCAGCTAGAGCTGCTGCTGAGAGGCAGGATCTTGGAGCCTACGGCTCAATCGTTATGGGGCTTGATGTGGCTCGATTCGGGGATGACAGGACGGTATTTGCCTTCAGGCAAGGCAGAGACGGCAGGACTATCCCGGCACAGAGATACAGATCCTTGGATCTGATGGAGACAGCCAGCAGGGCAGCTCAGGCTATGGATCGTTACAACGTAACGACCTGCTTCATCGATGGTGTCGGTGTTGGAGGTGGTGTCATAGATCGCCTGAGGCAGATGGGCTACGGTCATAGGATCATCGAGGTCAATGCCGGAGGCAAAGCCAAGGATGCCAAGCGTTTCCTGAACAAGCGTGCTGAAATGTGGTCGGATATGCGCGACTGGCTTGAGACTGCTATCATCCCCAATGAAGCTGAGCTGATACAGGATCTGTGCGGTCTGGAGTACCAGTTCGATGTCAACCAGAGGTTGCAGTTGGAGAAGAAGTCAGACATGAAGAAGCGAGGCTTGGCTTCGCCAGACTGGGCTGATGCTTTGGCACTAACATTTGCGCAGCCTGTAGCCCCAGAGGGCTTCAGGAAACCGAGAGTTAAGAGGGCTATAGGATGAAATGCGAAGAGATTGTTCGTAGGCTGGAAAGCCTAAAGGCGGGCCGATCTAATGTCGAGTCCCTATGGGACACGATAGAGCGGTTCGTAATCCCTCTTCGAGGGGACTTCTACCGGAAGGAAGGCAGCGAGAGTGAGGTTGACTGGAGGACTCGCGATGTCTACGACAGCACAGCTCCTTTCGCCTGTCAGTCTCTGGCTGCCCGGATGCAGGGCGACCTGACATCACCATCTGAAAGATGGTTCGACATGAGGTTCCGCAAGGATGAGCTGAACAGCAAGGATGAGGCCAAGGAGTGGCTGGAAGAGTCCTCTGAGCGTATGTGGCAAGCTCTGCTTGAGTCCAATTTCAACATAGAGGTAGCTGAAAGCTACTTGGATCTGACCAGTTTCGGCAACACTGTCCTCGTAGAGGAAGGCAATGGGGATGGGACTAGCTGGCAGGGCCTTAACTTTTCATCGATTCCCATTCGTGAATGCTACTTCGAGGCCGGTCATGACGGCGCAATCCTTAACTTTTACCGTCATCTGAAGTGGACACCACTCCAGATGATCGACAAGTTTGGCGAGGAAGGTGTTCCGAAGGAAGTCTTGGAGCGAGCTGACAACCCTGATCAGGCCAATAGCCGAGAGGATGTCATCTTCTGTATCTACAAGAAGATGAACTACAAGGCTCCGAAGACGAAGAGCAGGGTACTTGCTCCAAATGCTCGTCCCTATGGGTATAAGTACGTCCTGATGAAGACCAAGGAGCCTCTTGGCGAGGAAGGCGGCTACTATGAGCAGCCATCTTTCATTGCTCGCTGGCGTAAGAATGCCGGTTCTGACTGGGGCTTTGGCCCGGCAGCTGGCTGTCTTGGGGACATCCTGACGTTGAACCAGCTCAAGGAAGTCATCCTTGAGGCGGCCGGCAAGGTTATCGATCCATCCACTCTGGCTGAGCAGGGCGCGGTCTTTGGGGACTTCGACCTATCAAGGGCTGCCCTGAATATCGTTGCCGATATTGATCGGATCAGGCCGTATGAGTCTGGAGCAAGGTTCGATGTATCGAATCTTGTGGTATCTGAGCTGCAGCAGACGATCAGGTCGGCCTTCTATCAGGATCAACTGGAGCTCAAAGAGTCTCCAGCGATGACGGCGACAGAGGTCAATGTTCGCTACGAGCTTATGCAGCGCTTACTTGGGCCTACGCTTGGCAGGCTGCAGAATGATTTCCTCGATCCTCTCATCGAGAGGACGTTTGGCATCATGTATCGTGCTAAAGCTTTGCCGGAGCTCCCTACGGGGCTGGAGGATGCTGAGCTCGACATCGAATACACTGGGCCCTTACCAAGGGCACAGAAGGCGAAGACTGCCGGTGCTATCGAACAGTGGCTTATGGCCACTGCTCAGATGGCTGAGATCTATCCAGAGGTTCTGGATCTGCCGGACGTTGACGAAGCTTGGCGTACTGTCGCTGAGCTTCGTGGTGTTCCAGCTAAAGCTGTCCGTGATGAAGAAGACATCGAGGAGTCGAGGGCTGCGAAGGAGCAGCAGGCTGACATGATGAATAAGATGGCAGCGATGCAACAGGGCGGCGAAGCTATGCGCTCTGTTGGTGAAGGTAAGCAAGCGATGGGGGAGGCTGGAATTGAACCAGAAGCAATATCAGGAGCACTTGCGCAAGCTCCAAATGGCCTATAGTCGAGTCTTTGACTCAGCAGATGGCCAGATTGTGCTGAAAGATCTCAGAATGCGGTTTTATGACCGCAATCTTGAGGATGAGAATGCCGTGAAGATGGCGACCAAGGTCGGCAACCATACGGTTGTTGGCCATATTTTAACGATGAAAAAGGAGAATCCAGATGCCTGAAGCAGATCAGATAACATCTGAACAACACGAAGCGCCGGTTGATACCGGTAGCCAGCCAACAGACTGGAAGTCTTCACTTCCAGATGAGATCAGGGGAAAGTTTGACAAGTTTGACGATGTTGGCTCATTAGCCACATCGTATGACCAGCTTGAGCGTATGGTCGGCAACTCTATTCGTCCTCCTTCGGAGGAGGCCGGTGCTGAGGACTGGAACAAATTCCGTTCCAAGGTGATGGAAAAGGATCCGGCGCTGCTGGCTTTGCCAGATGATCCGGAGTCAGAGCTCTGGAATGAGGTGTATGCCAAGCTTGGACGGCCTGAAGAGCCTACCGGCTATGCTGCTCCGGAGCTGGAAGGCCTGCAGATCCCCGAAGAGCGCCTGTCTTTCCTACAGAATGCAGCCTATGAGGCTGGAATCGGTGGAAAGCAGTTCGAGAAGGTGATTGGCAAGGTACTGGAAGCTGATGCGCAGATGCTGCAGCAGCAGGAAGAGCAGCGTCAGGAGGGCCTGAAGTCCCTGAACTCCGAGTGGGGTATGGCCTATGACAGCAAGGTAGAGCGAGCTGGCAAGGTTGCCGAGGCCACCGGGGCTCCGAAGGAGCTGCTTGATGCGGTTCAGAATGGTTCTGCCAATGCAGCTACGCTGAAGTGGCTGGATTCTCTGGCTGACTCGCTGGGATCTGAGGATGCTGTTGTTTCACAACAGTTTGCCAATGGTTCTAATGCGATGACTCCGGACGAAGCAATGTCGAGGGCTGATGAGATCTTTGCCAAGATCCAGAACATGAGTCCCTCCGACCCCCAATACAAAGGCCTCGTCAAAAGACGAGCTGACTATATTGGGATTGCGAATCGCAAATAGGCAGTCTATTATTGTGGTGTCGGGGCCCTTCGGGGGAACCCCGACAACCCCATAAGGGTGGGAAACCCGAGTCAAATAAGGCCCTTTCAGGATAACCTTTGACGAATTGAGCGGTATTAAACCTTGTTTAATTGGTCAACTACAGGAGAACTGAAATGGCCATTACTATTGATGAAGTCTATGTACAGACGTTTGAAAACAACATTCGTCATCTAGCGCAGCAGGGTGAAGCCCGTCTGCGTCCTTACGTTACTGAAGTATCCAAGGAGTCAGAAAAGCACAACTGGGAACGCCTCGCAGGAAGCTCTGCTCGTCAGAAGACCTCTGCGCGTATGCTGTCTCCAGCTGGTGGTAATGGCGATGGTGGTGTCGGTGACACTGACGGCCTGACTTACAGCCGCCGAGTTTCTGTTGCAGAAACTTGGGATGCTGGTGAAGTCATCGAGATCGAAGATCCTATCCAGATGCTGATTGATCCCAAGTCTGCTGCTACGCAGAACTTGGCGATGGCGATGAAGCGTGCTTTCGATGATCTGATCATCGAGTCAGCTCTGGCTGATGCCCTGAATGGCGATGGTTCTACCACTGCCTTCGGCGCTGGCCAGACTGTAGGCGGCGCAACTACCGTTATCTCTCTGGACACCATCCTTGAGGTTCAGGAGCTGTTCACATCGAATGATGTGGATCCTGATGAGAAGAAGGTAATGGTCATCGGCCCAACTCAGCAGCGTAAGCTGATGCAGCTGCTTGAAGTAACTTCAGCTGACTTCCAGTCAGTGAAGGCTCTGGCAACTGGTCGTCTGCCCAACTTTATGGGCTTTGACTGGGTTGTATCCAACCGTCTGAATGTTCCGACAGCTGGTCAGATCGACTGTCTGGCATTTACTGCCAAGGGTATCGGTCTGCACATCGCCTCTGACATCAGTGCCAAGGTTGGTGAGCGTACCGACATGAGCTTCGCTACTCAGCTGTACACACACATGACTCTTGGCGCTGTTCGCGTCGAAGACGAGCATGTGGTTCGTGTTCACCTGAAAGACGCTCTGAGCTAAGTGGACGGGCCCTTCGGGGCCCTTCCCTTAACGGGAGGCTGACATGATTGGTAATCAGGTATCCGGACTGATTCAGTCCGTAGTTCCAGAGCAGCGTAATGAGCAGATCCAGTCTGACAAGGCTGGTGGCGTCCTGACCAAGGGTGCTGATGTTCAGCTGGCATCAAAAGATGCTGCGAGCGCTCAAGCAATTCCAGACTCGCCTACAACTGAGGCTCCGTATGACGGACTCGTTGCTTTCGGTGTGTTTGCAAACGATGTTGGAGGTGATGCGTGAAGCACTTTAACGTAGTTAAATTCAAGAAGGCCGTGAAGTTTGGCTATGATCTGAAGGAGGCATGTGAATATGCCAGCATCACTGAGGATCAGGGCCAAGAAATGCTGAAAGCATACGGTCTGACCATCAAGAAAAAGGTGGCCAAGAAGAAGTCAGTCGCTAAGACTGAGGACTAATTATGGCCGTCAGCGAGGTTACAATTTGTAACAAGGCCCTCGGCATGCTGGGGGCCACTCGCATTACTTCGTTGTCTGATGCAACGAAGAATGCAGGCCTGTGCCAAGAGAATTACGAGATCATCCGTGATGCCGTCCTTGAGGACGCGCCTTGGAGTTTCGCATTGGTCAGGGCTCAGCTTCCAGCTGACGTAACTGCCCCGTTGTTTGGCTGGGGAAAGTCATTCACGCTGCCTTCGGCAGCGCTTGTCGTCTGGGAGTTCAACGAAGAGCGTGACGATTACATCGTTGAGGGTGGCAAGATACTGACCAATGCCTCGACCTGTAATGTTATTTATGGATCTAAAGTGACAGATCCATCCAAGTTTTCAGCTCTGTACGTTGTGGCCCTTGCTGCAAGGCTGGCTGCTGAGATTGCTATGCCGATCACGCACAGCAAGGCAAACGTCGATTCGATGATGTTGCTGTACGATGACGCGCTCAAGCGAGCCCTGAAATCTGATGGCCGTCAGGGCAAAGCGAAGTCGATCAAGTCGAGCAAGCTGGTCAATCCTCGATTCCGTAACTCTATTGGCCAATCTATGGGGCCTGATGTCTGATGTCCAAGATAACACCCCTTCAGACATCGTTTGCTGCAGGGGAGATATCACCCCGAATGCGGGGCAGGGTAGATACCGAGGCCTTCAAGCAGGGCGTTGCTAACCTGATCAACATGATCCCCGATCCCCGGGGGCCAGCTCGTCGTCGTGGCGGCAGCCGCAATATTCACGAGCACAACGATGATACTTGGGTTGATGCTCGCATCGAGACGATGCAGGTCAACTACAACCTCTTTTACAGCCTGATCTTTGGAGATCAGGTTTGCTACATCAACACTCCTGACGTTTCAGTCCCCAGCGGCAACATTGTCAATGAGCCGGTCTTTTATGGCGGTGTCGGATCAACGTGGACAGAATCCACGACCGGGAACGCTGATGTTATCTGGGAGAGCACCGGCAAGGTTATCTTGAGGGCAAGAGCAGCAGGAGCTGCGGCCTACATCAACCAGAACCTTGGATCGATCTCTGGGACGCGCAGGGTAATCGTATGCACCGAAGGTGACGCTCCGTACCGGATCAAGGTTGGCCATTCATCTGGCGCCGGCGATCATTATGATGCTGTGCATCATGAAAGGACTGTCATCCTTGATGTCAATTTTGCCGGAGCTGGATCAGAGCATGTATCTGTACATAATTTGTACAGTGACGGAGACGGAGAGGGCGTCAATGATGTGGCGGTTTACTCGGTCTACGTTTTTAATAACGTATCATCAAACAATGTTACCAAGCTGACTACCCCTTATGGCCCTGACGAGCTGAGAGAGCTCTACTTCATTACCGCTCCAAGCGGCAATGAAATGTATGTCCTGCACCCTAACCACCAGCCGAGGAAGATCACCTACACGGAGTCCACGGATAGTTGGGCGATCGCTGCTGTGACGTTTACTGCGCCACCGGCCAGCTGGACTGGCTCAGAGTGGCCAAGCTGCGGCTGCTTTTTTCAGGGCAGGCTCTGGCTTTCAGGGCATCCGGCAGCACCGGAAACCTTCTGGGGCTCGAAGTCCGGCAATTACGAGGACTTCACCACCGGGGCTACTGCGGCTGACTCGCTAGAGTTCACGATGGTAGAGCGTGGGGCTATCCAGTGGATGGCTGGCCTGAAGAACCTGCTGATTGGTACGGAGAACGGAGAGCACATCGTAGATTCAGAGGCCGGCGTCATTTATGGCGGCGACATCAGCGTCAATCGCCAGTCGAGCTATGGCTCGTATCTGGTTCGCGCAGAGCAGGTTGGGGATCAGCTGTTCTACGTTTCCCCTGACAGGCTGAAGATTCGTGGCATGCAGTATGAATGGACAGCCAATAACTGGCTGTCTCGTGATCTGACCTTCTACTCTGAGCACATTACTGACGGCCTGATCCGTGAGGTTTGCTGGGCTCAGAACCCGGACAACCTGTTTTATTGCGTGCTGGACGATGGAACACTTGCGCTGATGGCTTACGAGCGCGGGAACAACATCTATGGCTGGAGCACGTTTGACACCGATGGCATCATCCTTTCGGCTGCTGTTGGCAGCCGGGGCGGCGACTCGCTGCTGATGGCGGCCGTCAACCGTGACGGTGCGTAT